ACATCATCATCGTCTTCATCTACAGATTTTGGAGACGGAGCAGGTTTAGATGCAATTTTTGGTGCTGGCGCAGATGGACGTTCATCTTCATCTGCAATTTCTGCAGCAGATTTACTTACATAAGTGTCGCCAGAAAGAACCTCATTCAACTTGCGTTTTAGTTCATCATAAGACTTGAAGTTTTTACGATCTGTAAATTCAGCAAGTTTATGTTGAGCAGAAACAATCTTCAATAACTCTTGTTCATCATCAGATACTGCAACAGGATCTGTAAATACAGATTCGTCATAATTCGCATAGCCATCTTTCTTGCGCATGCGAAGTTTAAAGTTAGCACCTTCCCAAAGATCAAAGACATTGACTGGCTTTTCGTCTTCAAAAGTCGGACGAGCCTTGTCCATAATCTTATCAAAGATTTTCTTACCAAATTTAAATAAGAAAACCTTACCCTCATTCTCAGGATGTTTAGGATCGCTGACAACAAGAATATTAGCAATAAAAGAGAGTTTACGCTTTTGCTTACGTGCAATCTCTTTGTTTGCTTCAGAACCACTATTCCACAGCTGAGTGTTTAGTTCACCAACTGGATCGTTTTCACCAAGAGTGGTCAAAGAGTTTTCAATATACCATTTCCCAGTTGGACCTTGGAATCCATGAGAAAAGATACGTACCCATGGGAGTTCATCACCTTCAACTCGTGGCAGGAATCGAATTGTGGCTGTACCATTACCTGCCTTGTCGCCTTCCAATCGCCAAAAGCGATCATCGGCATAAGACTTAGTTTCGGTTTGGGGATTAGCAATCTTATCGAATGCTTGAGAGATTTGACCGAAGTCAGAGGAACGCATTTTGCGTAGAGTTTGAATATCCATTGTATTTCCTTTCGTATTTACGGAGTATCGTTAGTATTTTTAGTATGTTCAATTGTTACATCATCTTGAATTTCAATCTCATCATCAAATGGATCGTTATCAAAATCATAATCTTCTTCAACATAACTATTTAGCGTTTTCATACCTCCACTCTTTTTGTTATTAGAGTGTTTGGCATGTTTACCAGATCGCCCACTGGATTGCTCATCGTCAAACAGACGAGCATTTTTCTTATAAGTCTTGCCCATTTTAATTCACAACTTCTTCTGAGAAGTGGTTAAAGATTTTTTCAAGTTTAATTCTATCGTATTTAACAAAACCAGTCAACTTTGTAATTCGTCGCATCTCGTTTTCCCAAATGTACTTCACAGATATGTTTTGTTTCCACTTTTCTAAAATATCTGTAAAATCATCAATAATTCTCATAGTCTCAATAGCAAGTTTACCACCTATAAACATATTTAATGCAATAGGATACTCATTATCAGTGAAATCAAATATTGCAGTGTTTTTTAATCTGTTTATCTCAACATGAGTGATAATCTTAGCCAAGTCATCTATAAAAACTTTTGTAATACTTTGTTTTCTTCTATTCCACTCGAGATAGTTGTCTTCTGCTAGCTGTCCATCATATATTGCATTATCACTATTGTATGCAAAATTTGAAACGAAAAATTGAATTATATCTTTATCATCTTGGTACTTTTGAGCCAATTTCTCAAAGATATATCTATCATTCCTAGCGTTAAATGCTTCACGTGTACCACGAACATTACCTCTGTTCTCAAAGACATTAAATTTATCAGTGGTGAAGTGAAGTTTAATAGCCAGATAATATCTGTATGCTTTAAAGCCGTCCACGGTAAAATCTCATAACTAAAATTATATCTAACTTAGATATCAAGTTGTGCTTGTTTTGGGAGATAATTCAACTCACGAAAATTCATTTCAATTTTATCTTTTAAAGACTTATTAATCAATGATGCAATATCTTCAGGTTCGAGATAATTTTCTCGACAATACTCTAATACTGCATCCATATATGAAAACTTTTTTGAGGCAACTAATTGTTCAATATGAAGAGAAAACTCATTGGCAGTTTTAAACATTAGTCTTCCTCATCAAGTTTGACATCCTTCTTTTTCATCCAATACTCAAGTGCCTTGATTTCCTTACTCACTTCTTCATATTCATTTAGTTTGGCTTTATATAATTTCCAAATAGGAGTCTCTGCATTATCTGGATCCATCTTGTCTCCATAAGTATCCAGAAACATTGTGAAAAACTTATCTAGTCGCATTTTGATTGCGATAAGTTCGTTATATCTGTTAATAGAAGATCTTTTGCCCATTA